AATCAATCTATCTGTTATTGTAGAGTTGGTTGAATCTAATGTTGTAGTTGTTCCATTTACATCTAAGTTACCTGTAATAGTAACATTACCTGTTGCTGCTACATCTGCAAATGTAACATCATCGGTTGTTGCTACTGCTTGTCCAATTGAAACTGCTGTTCCTGAGACTGCAACACCAGTGCCTGCTGTTAATGTAGTTACATTTGCACTACCATCAAAACTTACACCGTTTATTGTTCTTGCTGTTGCTAAAGTAGTAGCTGTTGCTGCTAATGCAACTGCTATATTTGCACTACCATCAAATGATGTGCCACCTATAGTCCTAGCTGTTTCTAATGCTGTTGCCGTAGCTGCGTTTCCTGTAGTATCCTGGTTAAGTGTTCCTACAGAAACCGTTGTTCCAGATATAGACAACCCTGTGCCTAAATCTAAAAATGCAGTTGCTCCTGCTGAGTCATCCCAAAAGATTATTTGATCATCGTTAGGGTCTGAAAGGCTTTCTAAGCCTAAGTGAGATAAGTTTACCGTTACTCCTCCGCTAGTACCTCCGCCTGAAAGTCCTGTGCCTGCTGTTACACCTGTTATATCCCCAGCTTGTATTTCTGAGAATTTTGCAAGTCTAATACCGCCTGCTGTAGAACCATCGTGGACTCTGATAGTATCTAGCGTAGTATCTACGGAAAGTTCACCTACCGCACCAGTGAAGGATTCATTCTGTGTTGTAGTCCCTCGTCTTAATTGTACCTGTGTTGGCATTGTTTTCTCCTAATTAATATGTTCCGCCATCGATAGAACCGCCTGATATATTTGTACCTGCGATATTTCCTGATATGTTTTCTGCTGTAGCTAACATTAATTCATGTCCGCCTTGAGTGCTTCCGTCATGGACCCTAATAGAATTATTTGTTGTATTAACCGAGACTTCACCTGCTGCACCTGTGAACGCATCGTTCTGTGTAGCTGTGCCTCGCCTAAATTGTACTGTAACTGCCATCTATTTGTCTCCTTATGCTACTGAACCTAAGTCTTCTGTAGCTAGTCTGTATTTAATTGACGTATTTAGATCATATATAACATCAGTTAATTGTCCAAAAGCATCTGTTGCAAGTGAAGAAGCAACACTTCCATAATCTCCTGTAGGAAATTCTAATGAAAGGTCTTTTTCTGCATAGTTTGCAATCTTAACAATAGCATCTGTAGAATCTCTTAAATAAAATTCTTTATCTGCAGAGTTAAGTGCAACTTCACCTTGTACAATATCTGCTGTAGTTGGCGCATTACCTGCTGTTTCATTACGCTTAATTTTAATTACTGTTGACATGTCTTTATCCTTGTTAGTTTATTTTTGCCTCTGCCTCTATAAATTTAGGATTAGGAATTACTTCTCTTGGACCGTCTACTTCAATATTATAACCTTTAGGTTTAGGAGCTTTTATCATTGGCTTAGGTTTTTTCTTTGCCTCTGGTTGTTCCTCTTCTACCTCTTTTACTGTTCCCGAAGTAAAGGTTGGAACCGGTTTTTTCTTAACCGGCTCATCCTTCTTAACTTCTGGAGTAGCAATTTTGTCTAATGCTTGTTGTAGTTCCAATTTTAATTGTAATTCTCTTTCCTGATATTCTTTTTCATTATAGCTGGCTTTAGCTTTAAGTAATATGTTTTCTTGCTGTAGCTCATTTACTTTCTGAGATAAGCTATTAATATATTCATCTACTAATTTTGTATTTACTTCTTTTTCCATTTCACTTCTCATTGATTACTTGTTATTAAGAATAAGTTCCGCCGTCAACAACATTTGTCCATGCAGGCGTTCCACTATCACTGTATAGGAAATAACCATCAGTACCAGCTGCTGTTGCCTGTAAGGCTCCAGTACCGTTACCATATAGAATTCCGTTACTTGTGAAAGTACTTGCTCCTGTACCACCGTCTGCTACTAATAGATCAGTAATTCCAGTAATTGTACCGCCGGTAATTGTAGCACTAGCTGATTCTATGCTAGCTACTAATGTGCCGATTGTATAACCTGTTCCTGATACATTAACAGTTGTCGTTGGTGCTGCTTGCAAGTCTTTAAATAGTTTCCATTTACCTGAATCGTCAGCATCTCTAAATAAACCACCGTATAAATCTAGTGAACCTGAAGTGTCATATAGACCATAAAGACCAATATCAACTGCGTCTGATGAATTATTACCAGATGCTAATATGATCAATGGATCTGCAACACTTAAAGTTGTAGAATCTACCGTAGTTGTTGTTCCTGATACAGTTAAGTTACCTGAAATTGTTACATTATTAGGTAATCCAATTTGTATCTGATTGTTTGAAACTGTTGTTTCTACTTCGTTGTTTGTACCTACGAAGTTTAGTGTGTCTGTTCCTACTGTAACAGCATCATCAGAACCACTGTCGGCTCCAATTGTTAAAGTAGAACTCGTTGCTGCTGTTGAAGCTGCTGTGATACGACCTTGTGCGTCAATTGTAATAACAGGAATTGCTGAGCCGGAACCATAGGCTCCTGCTGTAACTGCTGTGTTATCAAGTGTTGCTGTAATAGTTGTACCGGAAGCTGCTGTTGTGATACCTGTACCACCCGCTACTGTAAATGTCTCTGAATCTAGATCTATATCTATTGTTCCAGAGTCACCAGCTGCGTCTAAGTCACTACCTGTGACTTGAGAATCAACATAGGCTTTGACTGATTGTTGAGTTGGAATAAGCGTTGCACTGTCTGAAGCCATATTGTCTTCATCTACAAATGCAGTAGCCGTTATAGAACCATCGCTTAAGGAGCCAAATGTTACTACACCAGCACTAAAGTTTCCTGAACCGTCTCTTTTAACGATTGTAGAAGCTGTGTTGGAGTCTGTAGCATTGTCAATAAGATCTGTGTAATACTTACCACCTAGTTCCTGGATAACTTCGTTACCGCCAGAATCAATAGATGAGATGTATAACTTTGCAGATGCTCCTGAGTTGGATCTATCCTCGGCATACGCTAATTCGCCTTCAACTAAGTCAGAAGTAGCTGGAGCTGAAGAGCCCGTACTTCTTTTTATCTGAATAGTTGTTGCCATTTAATTTTCTCCTAGTTAAGTTGTATTAATTTACCATACTAAAATGTACCACCGTCAATGCTGGTTGGGGCTGCAACATCAGTTGGTGCAGTGGCTTCCCATTTGCCAGTTGATGCATCATAAATTAACGAATAACCATTTTGTGCGCCGGAAGTATCAATGCCAGACACGCTGTCTATATTTGTTGATGTTGCTCCTTGAGATTGGCTTGTGGTTGTAGTTACTACTCTTGAACTGCCAGTAGAAATTGTTACCTTTGCCGGTGTACTCGATGTGCTTACATTAACTCCCATTCATTCCTCCTTATACTTTCGTCACTTCTGGGGTTACTGTTACTAACCCCTCTAGAACTCTTAAAGTTTCAGATGCGCTTGTTATTTCAACATCATACACATAACGCCCTGGTTTAAGCGCTGCTGTTTGAACTGCTGACAAACTAATCGTTACCTTTCCTGTATCATCTACCTTAACACATGTAAAACTTGTGCTAGCAGATGCTTCATAAGATTTTCTCATTTGGCTAGCTACTGTATATGATGTCAGATCTTTTGCGGAAGCATCGTCATTAGTTAGATTTATGTCTAAACTAAAGGTGGTTCCCTGATCTATAACTATATTTTGTACGGTGGCCATTCAAGTATCTCTTATAAATTCGTTGTATAGTCTTATTTATAAATAAAAGTAATTACAATGAAAACTATTTTAACATTAAAATATGGTGACAAATACAGCGCAGATGCTGTCAATTCTATATACGAGCATACCGAAGGCAAGTATAATTATGTTTGTGTAACAGATGACCCTAAAGATTTGCACCCCGATATAGGAATTATTTATATGGAACATGAGCCAAATGGCAACATGGAAAAAATAAAATTATTTCAATTAAAAGACTTGGGTACAATATTATATCTGGATTTAGATATAAGAATACAAAAGAATATAGATCATTTGTTTGATTA